CGTTTCACCAGATCCTCGGCAAAGCCGCGCTCGAGGTTCAGGCGACCCGCCAGATCGTAGATGGTGGAGACGCGGTCGCGCTCACCCTCGCGCGCCTTGGAGGCGATGGCTTCGGTGTCGGGCGGGGTCGTCGGCGCGGCCTGCGGCAGCGCGCGCGTCTCGACGGCGCGCGCCTGCGGTTCGGCAGCGGGATTGGTGGGGGTGGACATCTGGGTCTCCTCGGTCGCATGGGGTTCGGCGGCCGCTGCGGCCGGGGTCTGGGTCGGGTCGGTCATCGGGGATGCTCCTTGTCGGGTTTGGGAAGCGTCCCGGCGATGAAGGACGCAGTCGTGAAGGGATTGCTGGGTGCGGAAGCCTGCCGCGGGATCGGCCCCGACCGGCACGGCGGAGACCTCGAAGGGCGTCCAGTCGACCGCGCGCCACAACTCGCGGCCGCCATCGGGCTTGGAGACCTCAAAGCGGTGGACCTGGTAGCCGATGGACACCGCCCGGATGTGTCCGGCCTGAATGTCGCGCCAGATCGGTTCGACATCGTCGCGTTCCGAGATGCGGACCAGTGCGATTCCACGGCCGTTCTCGAGGTGGGCAGAGCCGGGCACGACGGAGCCGATGACGGCGTCCAGCGCCCCCAATTCGTGCACCTTCAGGAAAGGCGCGCCCGCGTTCAGCCGTTCCAGCCGGACATGGGAGGGATCGAGGCTCAGTTCCTCATCGTAAGGTTCTCCGAAGAAGCTGGCGCGGCGGACGCGGGCCCCGGCCGACCAGACCACCTCGACGGTGCGGGCCTGCGCATCGGCCGTGTTCGGCGCAAGCTCCGCCGTCCGGCGCATGGCCGGCAGTTCGATCATCGTGTCCATGGGGTCAGTCCTGCTGGGCGGCGTCGGGTTGCGCCGCATCGTTTTCGGGGTCGGCGGCCGGATCGCTGGCGGGGTCGCTGGTCTGGGCGCTACCGGTTTTCGTGACGCGGCGCGGGTCGCTGTCGAGGACAAGGCCGAGGGCGTCGAGCTTGGCATTGGTGGCGGCGATTTCGGCCAGCACCGCGTCGGGGTTGCGGCCTTGTCGGGCGATCACTTCTGCCAGCGTCATGGTTCCGGACCGGATCGACAACAGGTTCGCCATCGCGTCCTTCTGCGGATCGACCGCTTCGAACTTCGGCGGCGACCATTCGACCGGCACGTCCGGTGTCGGGATCTGGCCCGCTGCCCATGCCGCTTCGGTGAACCAGCGCCACACCGGCGCGCAGAACATCGGGATGAACAACTGCCATTGCACCGCATCGATCTGGCGGCGGAACTCGACCAGCCCCGCCCGGATCGAGGAATAATTGACCTGGCTGAGATCGCCGGTCAGCAACTCATAGGGCACCCGGAACCCGGCCGAGATCGTGTGCAGGCTGGCCCGCTTGTATTCGCCATAGCCGCCGGTGGCCGAGGGCTGGTTGAAGCGGATGTCCTTGCCGCCTCGGGCATAGGCGATGAGGCCCGGCTCGAACTGCTCTACCCGGTTACCATCAGCATCGACCACAGTGGGTGCGATGCCCTGTTGGGATTCATCATCGCCGAAGACGATGGCGGTGACGCAGGCCTCGGTCTTCTTGCGAACCAGTTCCGCCACCTCGTAGTCGTCGAGATCGCGCAAGGACCGGATCACCGGCGCGCCCCAGGGCACGCCACGCGCCTGCGTGCGCTGCTTTTCATAGACATGGGCTATCTCGGTTGCGGGAACCGGGCGACTGTCGAGCCCACCGCGCAAGGCACCATGGGCATCGCCGGGGTGTTGCGGGTGCAGCCAATAGGCGCGGCGTTTGCCCACCGGGTCGAACTCGATGCCCTGTACGATGCGGCCCGCTCCGACGTTGCTGGACTTGGTCGCGTCGAGGAAGTCGGCCTCCAGCACCTGCAATTGCAGCGGCACCGGCAAACCATCCGACGAGCGCCGCAGCCTGCGCCGCACCAGCACCTCGCCCGCCTCGACCATCTCGCGGCAGATCAGCGTCTGCAGCCCGTAGAAATCCAGCTGGCCATCGGCGTCGCAATCCGACGTCCAGCGGGTAAACAGGGCATCGACCTTGCGGTCCAGCTTGTCGTCGCCACTGGCGGCACGGGGCATGATGCCCGAACCGACGATGTTGTTGACCAGCACCGCCACGGCCTTCGCCGCATGCGGGTTGTTGCGCACCAGATCGCGCATCCGGTCACGGAGCAGCGCCCCGGCCACGCCGATCTCGGTGTCGGCCGAGGATCCCGGCGCGCGCCAGCCGTCTGTGCGCCGCCCCTTGGACGCGCCGTCATAGCCGCGCGTCAGGGTTTCAAACGCCTGCCGCGCCAGCACGCGCCGGGCCGCCATGCGCGGGGCGACCGAGGCGATGGCATGGTCCATCCAGTTCGCGGGCATCAGCGATCCCCACGGCTGAAGCCCGCCAACCCGGCAATCGGCAGGGGCCGCGCAGTGCCCGCGATGGCGCGTTCGATGGTCCGGATGCGGCCCAGCAGATCCTCGGCCGAGCCGTAATCCACCGACTTGCCGTCATAGCTGACCCGGGTCGTGCCGCTGGCATAGGCCCGGCGCAATGCGGCCAGCTCCGTTTCTGTCCAGTCGGTCATCAAAACCATCCTCCGCGTCGACCAAGCCAATCCGACTGTCGTTTTCCCTGGGGTGCGGCTTGCGGTCGGTTCACCCGTCCTGCGCCATCGATTTCCGTTGGCGCCGCCCCGAGTTGATCCTCGAGATCGCGCCATTTCTCGTCGGTCCAGCGATCCGCGCCCGCGATCCAGGCGGCGGCGCGGGCATAGACCCGGCAATCCAGCGCCTCGTTTCGCTCGCGCAGCTTCTGCCATTCAAGCCGGGCAAAGCCCCGCTTGGTACGGACCGTCACCAGTTGCTCGGCCACGAACTGCTTCAGCCATTCGTTCTCGACCCAATGCGGCAGATGCACCGAGCCGGGCGGGAACGCCGCCCCCTCGGTCATGTCTTCGTCGGTCGGACGTTCCAGTCGCAGGAAGCGATAGGTCTCGGCCTTGAATGTCGAGACCGCCACGGTCCAAAGCCGCGCGCCCCGTCGCAGCCGTTTCCCGCCCTCGGTCGCGTCGACGAAGGTCGGACCAGAGACGGGGCTCGAGCGGTTGAACCCCTCGACGCCCTTGACCGGCGACACCTGTCCAAACCCTTGCGCCCGCGACCAGGAATAGACCGCCGGGGCCTCGTAGCCGGTGTCGATGGCGAGCCGCGCGATGCGCAGATGCGCGCCGCGTTCATGCGGCCAGGACCGGTCGAGCAGTGCGGTCAGTTCCGACCAAGCGTCGTGCCGATCAGGGCCCCCCTCGATCACGATGTGATCGACCAGCCAGCTTTCGAGGCCCCGACCCCAGGCCCAGACGTCGACCTCGATCCGGTCCTTTTGCACATCGGCCCCGGCGGTCAGGAACAGCCCGCCCGCAGGCACGGTGCCGGATTTCCAGCGCTCGCGCCGGTCGTAGAGCCGCTGCCAGTCTGGCGCTTCCCCGGTTTCGACCCAAGTTTCGCCAAGGATGGTATTGCGGAACGCCTTGATCGCCTCGTCCGACCCTTGGGCCGCTTCCCATGACCGCACGATCCGCTCCCAACTCAGCCAGCCGATCGGCGAGTAAAGCGCCGAGAGGTGATAACCGACCGTGGTCGGGTCGGCGGCGACTGCGGTCGCCCGCCATTCGCCGCCCTCCAGCATCGCTGTCTTGTGATGTTCGCCGATGGGCGCATCACACCCTTCGCAGTGATATTCCGCTGTTTCCGGCCGCCCCTTTTGCCAGCGCAGCCGGTCGAACTTCAGCCACTGCATCGCCCCGCAATGCGGGCACGGCACGAAGAACCGGCGCTGATCGGACGCCTCATATTCCCGTTCGATCCGGCTCAGCCCCCGGATGGTGGGCGTCGAAACCAGAAATACCTTGCGCCGGTGGGCAAATGTCAGCGACCGCGCCTCGGCCAGCGTCACCGGATCGCCTTCCTCGTCGGCCGAGGCCGGATAGGCATCGACCTCGTCGAGGAAGATGTAGCGCGCCGGGGTCGAGCGCAGCCCGACCGCCGAATTCGCCCCGGTCATGATCAGGATGCCGCCCGCGAATTCCTTGGACAGCATCGTGTTGCCCGCGTCACGGGATCGCGCCGGTTTGACCCGTTCCCGCAGGTCGGGGCTCTCGTCGATCAGCGGGTCGATCCGCTGGCGCGAGTTTCGCTTCGCCAGTTCCACCGTCGGCTGGACCGCCAGCATCGGGCCCGGCGCCTGGTGGATGGCAAAGCCGATCCAGTTGTTGCCTGCCTCTGTCGCGCCGACCTGTGCGGCCTTCATGAAGACGATGCGCTGCATCACATCACCTGGCGACAGCCGGTCCATGATCTCGCGCATGTACGGCGTGCGGGCCGTGCGATAGCGCCCCGGTTCCGCCGATGCGCGGCCCGACAGCATCCGGTGCTTGTCTGCCCATTGCGACAGGGTCAGGTCGGGGTCCGGCGTCAGCCCCGCGCCCCAGGTGCGCAGGATTTCTGCTGCGCCGTCGAAATCCGTCAGATCACCGTCATCGGAAGTCGGGCCGGACCTCGGCAAGTTCGTCGAGGTGGGCGCGTACATGTTTTTCCAAGGCCTTCTGCATTGCGGCCGGTTCCACGCCCAGTTCCGCCGCCATCAATGCCGACGACCGCGCAGGCCAGTTCACCCAAGCGTCCCGCACCTCCCGCGCCAGCCGGAACACCAGCGACAGCGCCCGGGCCCGCTCGATCAACTCCCCCTTCAGCTTTTGCAGCCGGATTCGCCGCTCCTGCGCCTTCAGCACCTCGTTGGCGGTCTTGGCCTGCAGGTAGGTCGTGCCGCCACCGACCGCTGGCACCGCCATACCTTGTTCACGCAGCGTGTCGCCGACCGCAGCGACGGCGGCCTCGGGGACCGGCTTCATCTTCGGTTCGGGCGGCTTCCGGGTCTTCGACGGATCGGTGGTTTCTGCCCGGCGCACATCACTAGCCCCGGCATCAATGCTGCCATCGACGAACAGCACCAACCGTTCGGCCGTCTTCGCTTTCTGGATCGCGCCCCGCGACAGCCCGACATGCGCAGCGTACTGGCGCTCACTCATGCCCTGCATCGGCGGCTCCGATTATCTATCAAAAACATACGCTTATCGAGTTGATAAGCGTGCCGGACAGAGCGAACGTGTCTCCACAAGAACGATGCAACTCACCACGGAGCCACCAAGATGACCCGCCACACGACCGACAACACGAAAGCCCTCGATGCCTTCCTCGCCGCCAAGTTCGAGATCGACACGATGCTGGCCGGCCTCGCCGCCCTCAGCGCCGACCACTTCGAGACCAGCCCTGACGAAATCCATTGGGGGCACGTTGGCACCCTGAACCACTACCGCGCCAAGCTGCGCGAGATCACCGACAGCGCCTTCAAGGAAGGCGAACACGCCGAGTGAGACGACCCACTCCCGGTCCCGCCCGCCGACTGGCGGGCTCGACCTCGTAGAAGGGCCTGCATCCCGCGCGCCTGACACGGAGACGACGATGACCCAGCTTTCCGACACCCAAGCCATGATCCTGAGCGCCGCCGCCCAGCGGCCCGAGCGCATCGCCCTGCCGCTGCCCGAGAGCCTGCGCGGCGGTGCCGCCGCCAAGGTGGTTGGCGCGATGATCGCCAAGGGCCTGCTGCAAGAGGTCGATGCCGACCTGCGCAAGGGCGAACCCATGTGGCGCGAAACCGGCGACGGCCACGGCACCACGCTGGTCGCCACCGACGCAGGCCTCGTCGCCATCGGCATCGAGCCCGAAGAGCCGCACACCGCGCCCGTGGGCACGACGGACGCGCCGCCGGAAGGGCCCGCGCCCGAGACCCCCGCCGAACCCGACGCCGCGCCTAAGGCGCGCACGCTGCGCGAGGGCACCAAACAGGCCACGCTGATCGCCATGCTGCGCGCACCGGACGGCGCGACCATCGAGGAGATCACCGCCGCCACGGGCTGGCAGTCGCACACGGTGCGCGGCGCGATGGCCGGTGCTCTGAAGAAGAAGCTCGGGCTCGAGGTGACCTCGGAGAAGGTCGAGGGGCGCGGGCGGGTGTATAGACTGGCCAACTAATCGCCTTTATTCGCAGCACCTTTTGGCTATGCTGCTTTGCGGAGGACCACATGGATTACCGGAACCCGCAAAGCAGCACGATCATCTTCGGTTTCGACTCAGCGTGGACAGATGCCGCAAAAGCGCCGGGAGCAATCTGTGCCATCGCGTTTGATGAACGTGGCCAAGTCGAGTTTCATGAACCTCGTCTCGTCTCATTTGCAGATGCGCGTGCCTTCATCGGATCGCTCCGTCAAGATTTTTCTGTGAGCCTCGTCGCACTTGATCAACCAACGGTCGTGCCCAATTCCGCAGGAAGTCGTCCGGTTGACAAGGTTGCCGGGTCGTTGGTTTCATTTGTCGGCGGAGGCGTTCAGCCTGCCAACCGTAGCAAGATCGGCATGTTCTGTGACGACTCGCCCGTTTGGTCTTTCCTTTCGGATCTCAATGCGACGCAAGATCCTATCGAGGCGCGCACGGCACCTGCCGGACATTTTCTGATCGAAGTGTTTCCGGCGCTTGCTCTCCCCGCGTTCGAGGATGCCTTTTCTCAGCGTTTACGCGCGCCAAAGTACAACCCGCAAAACCGGAGGAAATTCCGTCTGGAAGACTGGCGGTCCGTGACGCGCGTAGTCCAAACTACCGCACAGGGTTTCGACGTGAGTGGCCTCGCCGACTGGTCGGACCGTATGCACGCGCTCTCTCAGCCTCGGAAGGCCGATCAGGACAAGCTGGACGCAGCCCTCTGCGCTCTGATCGGTCTGGCGTGGCGGGCCGGGCCAGTCTCCTGTTCAGCTATGCTCGGTGACTTGACCAATGGCTACATGGTTACGCCGATGTCTGAATTCACACGGCCCAGACTGGAGCAAGCAGCAAATCAGCGTGGTGTGCCAATCGCCTAAGACCGCAACCTCCAGCCTCTAACCCGGATTGCCTCGAACAGCCGCCGCAGTACATAGGACCGCGCGATACTGACCACGGTGAACACCGCGCCCATCTTCAGGTTCTGGGCCAGCGTCGTGTGCAGCCCGAAGATCGGGAAGATCAGGATCTGCGTGACGACCGCGACGCCGTAGCCCACGATCACGTTGGCCACGGCTTCGACCAACGACATCAGGCGGGACTGCTTCATGTCGCCACCTCATACATCGGCCAGCAGTTCAGCCGCCAGAGTTCGTAGCGCATGCGCTGCGACCAGCGGGACCACTCCGTTGCCACAGAGGCGAAGCCGGTCCACCCGGTGGGCCAGCCCATCAGCGCCTCGACGAACAGCGGGTTCAAGGTCCGGCGCACATCGCAGGTATCGCTCCCAGCCATCGGCGTCACCAGGACCTGGCGGCCAAGCAGGCCGTTCACCGGTGTGTTCGCCAATGTCGTCGCCCCGTCCTTGTGATCGCGCGCCGTCGGCGTCATCCACATCCCCGCCGCATGGGTCAGGTCGGCTGTCCGCCGATTGCCCGCACTCGGCTTGCAGCCATCGTTCGCCATCGGCGTCGGCCAATCCCGCGCCATGCGGTCGAGACCCTTTTCGTCCTTCCGCTCGCCACCCCGACTGCGGAAGCTGTCGATCTGCGGCGTCGGCCATAGGGCTGCCGTCGTCGCAAGGTTCATCCCGTGCTGACCCGCTTCCTGTGAGGGTGTCGGTTTCGTCTGCCGGTTCTCGTTGGCGCTGGCCCGGGGCGTCGGCCAGAGCCGCAGCAGTTCCGTCCGGTTCCCGCCACTCGACCGGACGCCAGAGCAGGCGCGCGGGGTCGGCCAGCTCGTCCCCCTCGCGGACGGCGAGGATGAACAGCCGCTCACGCTTGTGGGGCGCACCGACTTCCGCCGCCGTGAAGAGGCCTGCCGCAAGGCGGTAGCCCATGCCGACCAGTCCGCTGGCGACTTCGGGGAAGCCGAGGCGGAGATGATGGGCGACATTCTCGAGAAAGACGAAGGGCGGCTCGACCTCACCGATGATGCGGGCGACATGCGGCCAAAGGTGGCGCGGGTCGCCGGCACCGCGGCGCTTTCCCGCAACGGAGAACGGTTGGCACGGATAGCCCGCAGTGACGATGTCCACCGCGCCGCGCCACGGGCGGCCGTCGAAGGTTCCAACGTCGTCCCAGACAACAGCCTGATCCAGGGACGCGTCTTCCATCCGCGCCACGAGAGTGGCTGCGGCGAAGGTTTCCCGTTCGACATGGCCCACAGCACGATATCCGGGGATGGCGATGGCAAGCCCGAGATCGAGCCCGCCCGCACCGGAGCAGAGGGACAGGCCGAAGAGGCAAGCGTCTCCAGGTCCGGAAGGGCGTCCGGTGGAATGTAGAGCCAGGTCATGCATGTCACGCGGCGACTTCGGGTTGGTGTTCGGCTTCTGTCGGGGCTTCGCCCAGCCGCTCGGCTTTCACGGCCGCGAAGGTCCGGCCATCGCCATCAAGGATCGCGTCACGGCCGGTGTCGGCCTGCCAGCGTTCGACGGCAACATCGATGTAGGCCGGGCTGATTTCCATCGCGAAGACGCGGCGCCCGTTGGCTTCGCCCGCCATGATTTGCGAACCGGACCCCGAGAACGGCTCGTAGCAGAGGCCGCCCCGCGCCACATGCTGGCGCATCGGGATCCCGAAGGCGTCGAGCGGTTTCGGCGTAGGGTGGTCGGGGCGTTCATCCTTGGCGAAGCTGGGCAGCGCCCACGTCGATGGCAGGGTTTCCTCGGCGACCTTTGGCGGACGGTTCGGGCGGCGCCAGCCCATGAAACAGGGCTCGTGCTTCCACAGGTAGTGCGACCGGGTCAGCACCCCGCGGTCCTTCACCCAGATGATCTGTTGATGGACGAAGGCTCCGGCCTTTTCCCAGCACGCTTCCAACATCGCCTGGCGGCGGGACGCGTGCCAGCAATACCACGCGGCATTCTCGGCGATAGCTTCCGCCACAGCCGCTGCGATGAAACCGTCGTAAAGCTCGGCCCCCTGCGAACTGTCATCCCACGTCGTGCCGTAGGAGGCCGACCAATCCTTGTTGCGCGTCGGATGGTTCGAGCCGTCATAGTCAACGAGATACGGCGGGTCGGTCGCGAACAGGATTGCCCGCTCGCCGTTCATCAGGCGGCGCACGTCGGCAGCGCTGGTGCTGTCGCCACAGAGAAGGCGATGGTCGCCAAGGATCCACAGATCGCCGGTCCGTGACGCCGGGTTGCGCGGCGGTTCGAGGATGGTCACCGGCGGCACCGAGCCCCCGGAGCCACCTTCTTGCCCGTCCCCCTCCGGCACGTAGGCCAGCAACTTGTCGAGTTCGCCGTCAGAAAAGCCGACCAGCGACAGGTCGAAATCTTCGGCCAGCAGATCGTTCAGTTCCGCCGAAAGCAGCGCCTCGTCCCAGGTGCCAAGCTCCGTCAGCTTGTTGTCGGCGATGCGATACGCCCGCCGCTGTGCCTCGGTCAGATGCCCAAGCACGATCACCGGCGCTTCGGTCAGCCCCAACTGCGTGGCTGCAAGCACCCGGCCATGCCCGGCGATCAACTCGCCCTCTTCGGCCACGAGGCAAGGCACGGTCCAACCGAACTCGGCCATGCTGGCGGCGATCTTCGCGACCTGATCTGCGCCATGTGCCTTGGCATTGCGGGCATAGGGCTGCAACTTGGCCAGCGGCCACATCTCGATCCGATCCGGGGCAAAGCTCAGCGTCATCGTCGGGTCAGTCCTCGGATCAGGGTGGATACCCTTGGCTTCCAGACTCTGGGGTCCAGACTGGACTCCACGCGGGGTCCAGCGGCCACCAGGGGTGTCCAGCATCAAGGGTTTGATTTTGCTGTGTTTCAGGCGGGTTCAGGGACCCGTGGCTTCCGGGTGGCTTCCCAAAAATCGAGGCCAGTCGCTAGCGATGTGCCGCGCTTCGCCCGCCAGCATACGAATATCGCCAGGAAGGAACCAGAAATCAGT